ATACACGATGACCAGCGCATATCAAATGACCTACGATAATCTCGTAGCTGACATTATTAACTACATGGAGCGCGATGACGCTCAATTTGTAGCACAGATTCCAAACTTAATTGGTTTGGCTGAGTCTGCCATTGCAGCGCAGTTAAAAACGTATTTGCAGTTAACGGTAGTAGAAACAACATTATCTGCTAATCAAGTGGTACTAAACAAACCAGCACGCTGGCGTAAAACAGTTTCAATGAAATGTAATGGCCAGCCTATTTTGCTGCGCAGCCAAGATTATGTGGCGCAATATCAAGCTGAGTCATCTTCTGGCACACCGCTTTACTACGCCGATTACGACTATAACAATTGGGCGTTTGCACCAAAACCTGATGCTACATACCCTATTGAAATTTTGTATTACAGCGAAATCCAGCCATTAGATTCACAAAATCAACAAAATCTGTTCACGCGCGAATGCCCACAGGCGATGTTGTTTGGCTCTTTATTGCAAGCTCAAGGATATTTAAAAGCCATGGACAAGCTACCAATTTGGAAACAATATTACGACGATTCGTTGGCTGCGCTCAAACAAGAAGACAACCAACGCCGCATCGACCGAAACGTAACGGTTCAGGAACCCTAATCTATGTCACAATCATTTGTATCCCCGTTTACTGGTACCGTTATTGAACCAACGGATGTATCCTATTACGCCTTAGCGTTTAGCTCTAACACACAGCTTTACTGGCCTCAAGTAGTTAGTGGCACGCAGGTCCCTGCATCACGCATTATGGATTGCACGCCATCTACCACTGGATTGTCAGTCGCCCTGCCAGACGCAACACAAGGATCACTTGGCAGCGATATATTTTTCCGTAATAAAGGTTCTGTGGCATTTACCGTTACAGATATTAATGGTTTAAATGGCGTTACAGTTAATTCTGGTGTAACAGTTTATTTTTACCTAACCAATAATACCGCTAACGTTAACGGTAGCTGGGGCGTTATTACCTTAGGCACTGGTACTTCATCTGCTGATGCGTCTTCGTTGGCTGGCGCAGGATTGACTACAGTATTGGGTCAGTTAGCTGTTACTAGTAACGTTGTTGAAACATCAGTATCACCTTCAATTACAAATAGTAGCCGAGCTAATACATACGTATGGGTTGGCGGCGTTGGCACATTCACACTGCCAAACCTTACCACTTTGTCCCCCGGTTGGTGGATTGGTTTTAGAAATGGTGGAACTGGCACGTTAACAATTGCAACGCAGACTCCATCAAAAATTAATGGTCTATCTAGTATTACTGCTAACCCCGGCGATTCTGGATTTATTTATTACGAATCAAGCACCGGTAACTTTTTTACTGTTGGTTTAACAAATCAAAACAACGTCACCTTTACCTCTGGAACGTATGACGTTGATAGCATCACTGGCAGCACGTTTAATTTAACAACGTACGCACCAACCATTCAAACCTATGTTGCCCTATCTGGCACACGTACAACAGGTTTAAGTATTACGCTTCCAGCAATTACCCAGCTGTATGTATTAATTAACAATACAACATCAGGTTCTTATAACCTTTCATTTAATACAACTGGTAGTAGTTCTGCTGCAGTGGTTTTATCGGCTGGTCAAGTAGCATTAGTTCTTAGCGAAGCGTCTGGTCTATTTACGCTTTCAACGACAAACGCCGGAATATTTTTAGCACAAAATGGATCTGCCACAGCGCCCTCGTTTTCTTTTGTAAATGATAGTGCAACAGGTATGTATTTACGCGGGACAAGTATTTTAGGTGTGACCGCAAACGGAACAGAAATATTAGATTTAAACGGCACAAATTCATTGGCTCCTGTAATTAGCACTCCAGCATCACTTTCAGTTGGTGGGTCAGTAACTGTTACTGGTACGCTTACAGCAAACCTTATTAGTGGCGGGACGTTCTAATGGCTGTCGCGCCAGCACAACCAGCGCAACAGCAACAAATTCAGCCCCAGTATAGTCAAGTTTACAAAATGGCTTTACCGGGCGGGATAAAACGCGACGGTACTATATTCGAAACACCAGAATACACTGATGGTGTATGGTGCCGTTTTCAGCGTCAAGTGCCTAAGAAAATGGGCGGCTATCAAGAAATATTCGCTACGTTTGACGGCATCATGCGTGGTATGACCATGAATGGTTACAATGGCGTAAATTATGTGTTTGCTGGAACTCGAGTTGGTTTAGATGTATTTGCAACTGGACAATCATTAGGAATTGGTAGCGGACCATACCGCGCAGTATTTATTCCCGGTTATTCTCAGTTTCCGATTGCCAATACAACCATTAGTGCTAGCAATACAACGTCGTTTACAATTAATAGTTCTAATGCAACCCCAACTAGTTATACACAGCCATTTTCAAATGGCACACAAATTATTTTTTCACAAAGTGGCACTGTAGCACCGTATACAGTAACAAATTCTACATTCACATCACCTAATACAGTAGTCACTTTTACACCAGCGCATTCTGGTTCTATTAGTAATGTGTGGTTGTATAACTATAACTTTTCAGCAAACAGCAATTTACTTTGGCAGTTCGATTATCAATATAATCCACAGGGCGGAGCGCTTAATTTGCTTGCACACCCCGGTTTAAATTTAAACAATATTGATAATGCAATTAAATCTCAAGTATACATTGGTTCTATTTTACCCAATTCGTCCGAACAGTGGACATTTAATGGTTTAGCTGATACTAGCGGCACATCACCAACATATCAAGCTATTGCAGTAGACGGAGGTGTATGCGCCTTGCACCCATTTATTTTTGTGTATGGTTCTAACGGATTTATTGCTAATAACAACGTCAGTTCAATATATGCCAACCAATCTTTGACCGATTGGAATGGACCATTAGCAAACCAAGTTAACGTTGCTACTGGTAAAGTAGTTTTTGGTATGCCAATCCGCGGTGGTGCATATTCACCAGCAGGATTGTTCTGGGCAACCGATAGTTTGATTCGCGTGCTATTTACTGGCAGCGCGCCAAACTATTGGACATACGATATTGTTTCTAGCCAGATCTCTATTATGTCATCTCAATCTGTTGTTGAGATGGATGGATTGTATTATTGGATGGGTGTTGACCGTTTCTATTTATACGACGGTCGTGTTACGGTTGTGCCAAATGATAAAAACGTAAACTGGCTATTTAACAACCTTAATTATCAACAGCGCCAAAAAGTATGGGCGACCAAAGTTCCACGTTACAATGAGATTTGGTTCTTTTATCCCCGTGGCACAGCGACAGAATGTACTGATGCTATTATTTATAATGTCAAAGATAAACTTTGGTATGACGCTGGCCAAGCTGTTGGCGCACAACGTTCTTGCGGATACACCACAGAAGTGTTTCCAACACCGCTGTGGGCAGATTGGAATTATGACGTAACGTTTAGTCAAGACTACGTTACTATTAATCATCCAGCTTCATTGCCTGCAGCAAATTCCAGTCAGTTATATTTTGCTGGCGATTTAACACCAACATTTTATCCCGGGTCTTATCTAACATTTAGTCAAGCGCCGGGAAATGCAGTATTTCAAATTGCTAATGCTAAATTTTATTCTAATGCAGCAATTGGCGCTAATGGTGTAACGTTAGTAACCAGCGCTACATCGTTTGGCGTGGCCCCGTTGGCAAACACTTTGGCGTATCAAATTCAAGGTGGCTACCCAATCTGGCAGCATGAAACTGGGCTAGATCAGGTATCGTTTAAAGAACAAACTGCTATCTATTCAAGCTATACTACTGGCGATATTAGCTGGGTTGGCGGTACAACGACACCAGCCAACACACAAGCTATCGGTAATAATCGCCGTATGCACATTCGACGCATTGAGCCTGATTTTGTGCAAGCTGGCAATTTAAGTTTAACCATTATTGGTCGTAAATTTGCTGCATCACAAGTAGAAGATTCAGGACCATACGTATTTAGCCCATCTACTGAAAAAATTGATTTGCGCGTTGAGCATCGTGAAGTTCAATTTCAGGTAGTATCTAACGAGATTGGCGGTAACTATGAACAAGGTCGTTTATTAATTACCCAAGAGTTAGGCGATGAGCGTCCTTAAGGGCCAACAGTTTTTTCCGTTTTTGCCAGACTATTCTAGCTGGGATGAATTTAATGGAAATCTGGTGTTGTTTTATAGCCAGACCCATATACCGTTTGCTCCAGAAGATGAGTGGCAAAAGGTTGCTAGAGAAATAGCGCAGTCTGCAGCGTTTCAACCGTATGGTACGCCAGACCCGCAGACTTACGATAGCTGGCAAGATTGGGCGCATGAGTTTGGAAATTTAGTTAATGGCCCTTTAAAAAGATAGGGCGTAAACACTCTTATTTTTGCATTAGTGTATGTAGGAATAGGGGAAAATGATGATTACATTTCAAAAAGAGGCGCCCATGCCTTTTGCCAATGAAGCGATGCAGCTGTTCAAAGATCACTATGACGAGATCGCTGAACGTACAGATGTAATAGAATTGGATCCAAACCTTGAGCAGTACAATATGTTGTACGACAGGGGTATGTTAGAAATCCACACCGCCAGAGATGACGGCAAATTGATTGGTTATAGTTTATGGTTTGTTATAAACCATATTCACTATAAAAAAAGTTTAACAGTTACTTCAGACGTTTTATACATTAGTCCGAATTACCGTAAAGGTATGCTGGGCTACAAATTTATAAAATGGACTACTGAAGAAATTAAAAAACGTAAACCTCAGCGCATTCAATTTCGTATTAAACCATTTTTAGATTATGGTAAATTGATAGAACGACTTGGTGGTAATTTTTTTGAGAAAACATATTCGATAGTAATGGAACAATAATGGGCGGAACAGTAGATTTAATAGCAACACCGGTTGCTGATTTTTTAGGATCATCGTTTGCTGGAGATTCAGCATTTACGCTGGCCTCATCTGACGTTGCCGCTCAAGCTGCTGCCGGATATATTTCAACAGCCGACGCCCTTGCATCAGGTGCTGCTGTTTCTGATTTAGTGTCTGCCGGAGTATCTGCTTCAGATTTAGTTGCAGCTGGCGCATCTGTGCCAGAAATGGTTTCAGCTGGTGTATCAGCAAGTAGTATGTTATCAGCTGGTGTGCCAGTAGCAGATATGGTTTCAGCTGGAATACCAGTATCTAATTTAATGGCTGCTGGAATATCTGCTTCAGATATGGCTTCTGCCGGTGTAACTGCAAGTCAAATGTTATCCGCTGGAATGGCACCAACCGACCTTATTTCCTCAGGTCTTATTACTGACGCTGGTGGTGGTAATCTTTTAGATGCTTCAACCGGTGAAATTTTAAATTCATCAGGTAATACACTTTTAAGTACAG